TCGTCAAATCCAATTTTTTCCGATTCTACCAATAAATCACTAAATTTTATCATTTTTTCTTTTCTTCTATGGTTTGAGAATATAAACTTCTCTTATAATTTCTAATTTTTTCCTTAACAAGAGCCAACAATTTTTGTGAATTTGTTAAATTTGATGAAATCATTGAAATTCTCGATTTTGTAAGGTTTTGTAGTCCTCCAGGGATTGAATCTTCCAATTTTCTTAATTCTCTAACCGTCTCATTAAGTGAATTTTGTAATTCTTCAATCTTAAACTGAACACGACTAAATTCATTACGAGAAACTTTGGAAGTTTCTTCCATTAAAACTTTATCCAATATGTTTTTTACCTGATTTTCGGTAATAATTTGTTTTTCCATAAATTTTACTATAAACCAAAGTCTTTTTCTTCTTTATCAGTTAATTCACCGTCTCTTTTCATGCCCTCTTTAATATATGTTCTGATCAATTTAGATACTGTCATGTCTTTATGGTTTGCAACCTTCTCAATTTCCTTATAATAAGCCGGTACAACCCTGAAAGTCAACATTTTAATCAATTGTTTGTGTTTAGGTTGGTCTGAATGCGGTTTTTCACCTGAAGACTGCATTTCCTTGTATTTCTTAGAAGCCATATGTATATGTTTTTATATAAATATTTTGTATTACAAAAGAAAATCGTTATATTATAATATAAATGATATTTTATGTCTGAAGAGAAATTACAAGTAAATCCGGTCATCAAAGAAATTGAGGAAAAGTACCCCGAAATGACCCGAGAATTCAAAAAAATTATGAGAGACCAATATGAGACATTCTGTAAAAAACAGTCGAATTATGGTCCCGATAACATCGCCTTAGGTAAGGATTTAAGTAAGGAGGAGGACCGTAAATTGTCCCAAATGGGGCTTTGGTTCCGTATGAATGATAAGATTCAAAGGATCAAACAATTGGTCGTTTTAGGGGCTCAGGACAACGTAGGGGAGGCTGTGGACGACACTTACCAAGACTTATCGGTTTATTCTATTATTGCTCAATTAGTAAAGAATGGAAAATGGGGAAAATAGATATTATCCATTAAATTGAAGGTCAAGGGGTTAAGTAAATAAAAAACTTATCCCCTTTTCCATTTTTAGAACAATAACAATACTATTTATTAAAAACGAAAAGACATATGAATGTAAACATTAACCATCCGTCGTTCATTTCATTTTTGGAGAACGTATCGACATCAATTTTATCTAATGTGACGGTCAATAATTACTTCTCCTTAAATCAAGATAAAAAATTAGGGGTTCAATATATGGTCTTAAAACTGATGAAAAATGCAGTTAAAGTAAGGGCTAAACTTACGGATAATGAATTAAGGAGTTTTGTTAGTGTTCTTTGGAAAAAGAACGAGGAGTCGGAAAATTATGAATTCGCTTCGATTTTGAATGACATTGCACAGAACTTCGACGCTGTTAATGAGGTAACCTCAAAACCAACTAAAAGAGCAACTAGAACGATTAAAATAGATAAGAAAAATGGCTAGAACTATCGATATAGGATCCAAAACATACTATGCAAAACAAACTTTGAAGTGGTGCGAGAAGTATTTTGGGCTATGTGATAGAAAAAGAAGAAAGTTAATTTTTAAAGTTAGTGAAAGGAAAAGAAAATCAGGTAATTCCGACATTTACGGAAACTACTGTTTTTGGAGGAATACTATAACATTATATTTACCTAATAACACTACCATATATGATATTGTGGCGACCATGATTCATGAATACACGCATTATCTACAATCTAGAACAAAATACAGAAATTACGAAAAGACACATTATTATTCTCAAAATCCATTAGAGAAAGAAGCAAAACGTAATGAAGAAAAATATACTAAGATATGTTTAAAACATATTAAGAAGAATATGTAATTAAATTAAATCTTTTACAATCTCCGCTTCAGGAATTTCAATTAAAAAAAGAAGAGTATCGTCATTGTTAATTCTACTTTTAACAACAATATCACATCTCCAATTTTCCTTTAAGTCATTTACATGACCATCTTTAATACGATCTTGTTTTACCTTTTTAAAGATATAATAAAGTTTATTTTGATAATTTACTAATTCTTTATTTAACATATTTGAATTTAAAACCGGTTAATTTTTCTATGTCTATTTTATCTACTTGATTATTATGAATACCGTCTGGTTTTGACGTATTATTATCAAATAAAAATGCCATCCATTCCTTAGTTTTTACTATGTAAATAACCTTCCAACATTTTGTTGGAACTGCGACCCTACCAATTCTTTTTGCCACACCAATATTACCACACCATACTTTAACACTATCTTGTTGTTTTGATAATTCTCTTTCCAATGTTTCAACAGATTTCCAATCACCGGCATTTAAACTATGATATTGAGCTGCCATATTTGAAAAATAAAAACATTCATCTTGAATTGCCGGTGTTTGACACAAATTCTCAGCAGCTGGCATCATATGTCCTCTGTCGGTTCCCGAACCTTTATAATCTTCCAATAAATTAGTTTCAGACGGTAATTTTGGATCGGGTTTAAAATTGTCTTTTCTAGCCAACGGTGTAGGACAACTAACTTTTGCCTTTGTAATCCACCACTCCACCATTACCGGATATTTTTTTGATTTACTGAAGTGAGACGTGTAATTTGTGTGTTTTAAAACAACTACATCCTGTGCAAATGTAAAAACCGTAATGAATAATAACATTAATGTCATCATAGTCACCCCAACCTTGGGACCTAAATTCTTTCTCATAAATTCTTTTCTATTAAATACCTATAAATCTCCAAAGGAGTGTCATTATGAACACTAAATTCACTATAAGGTATGTTATTAACATCCAATGTTTGTTTAATGTCTTCGTCGATCTCTTGAGCCTCTTGTAGACCCTGAAGTCTACCATTTGTATCATATGTCTCATCATTTCTTTTTAATAATATGTTTATGTTGTCATATTTTTTAAATAAAGACCAAAGGAAATTACTTAAACCCGACATTGAGTAGTGTGATGCTGGATAACCCTCACCATATCGTTGTTCGTAAAAACAACCCAACACTATAGGTGAATCAACAATAATATAATCAACTTTACCATAAAGACGACTAATGTTTCTATGTTGATTCGCAGTAATGAAGAACTGATCCTTCAATTGAGATACATTTCCTTCCCATGCAACTTCTTTAGGGAACTCATATGTATATTCAACACTCATGTGGTGTTTTTTCATCTCAGTAAATAAACCTGAGGCCTGTGTGGATTTACCAATACCTGGACCACCAAAAAAGTTAATTATCTTACTCATATCTTACTTAATATACAAAAAAAAGGGGAGTTTGTGAAATCTCCCGTATATTAATTTATAAAAGTTTATTTTGTCCCCCGACAACAAAAATAAATAAGTTATAGATTAGAAAAATACCTAAAAATGGGGTGTCTATTTGTCAGGTAAAAATTAATTTGTGTTTTAGGGGTAAACGTCCCTAAAAAAGTTTAATTTTATTTTGTATTACACTATTTATAACAATATGGAAAATGTTTATTCAGTATTAATCACCGCAGTAACCATTTTAGGTGGTGGAGGTGCTTGGAGGTATTACGAAAGAAGAGCAATGCATAAGGAGAAAGACGAAGACTTTATCAGACATGATTGTAAAGACCGTATTTCTAAATTGGAAGCATTGTTACAACAATCTGCAAGTGAAAAAGACGAATTACGTACAATGGTTTTGAATTTAACGAGAGAAGTAGCTGCCTTAACAGTTAAAGTTGAATACCTGACTAAAGAAAATGATGATTTAAGTAAAAAAAGAAGGTCAACAACTAAATAATATGAAAAAATATATATTCACAGAAAGTCAAATCAAAAAGATTATTGACAGTCAAATTACGGAAACTCAAGAAATACAAGAACAAACATTTCAAGACGATCAAACACAAGCAATTAATGCTGGAACTAAATCATTTTTAGATGCTAAGAAAATTCAAGGTGCAGATTTAACATCAAGAATTAAACAATATCAATTAAGTATACCAAATTGTAAACCAACTGGTCACATGATGGATTGTAGAGATATGATGCCTCAATCTGACAAAGAATTATGGAAATCTTTAATAAATAAAAACAAACCTTTCTATGATAAAGCCTCAGATTGGTTTAGTAAAATGTTAAATATTGGTTCAGGTAGTGGATATTAAAATATAATATAATATAAGTTATACCCAAATATTTTTTATGATATTTGGGTTTTTCTTTTAATATACATTACCTTTGTGTCTTAATCAAAAAATAGATTTATGTCTGAAGAGAAAAGAGAAAAGAGATGTTCGGGTTGTAAGACACCTAAAGCACTTGACAATTTTTACAAGAACAAATTGGTTTTAGATGGTCATAGCAACTACTGTATTGATTGTACAAGAGAAAATTCAAGGAAATATTTCCAAAGAAAGAAGGAGAAACAATCTAAAAGTGAAACTGATAGTTTAATTAAATTAGCTCTTTTTGGTGGTCAAACCAACGATGTTAGTACAACTGATGCGGATAGTTTGATGAAAGTTCTTATGATTGAAAGGTTATTAAAGTCAGTCACGGAAGAATTATCTACCCTTAAGAAAAACCTAACAAGTTCAGATATGTTCATATCTCAATAATATACCCGTTTTTATATTGATAAAAAGGTATTTATTATATATTTATGTAGTATGAACATACAAGATTTAGTTTATGACGTTATAGTAGAAGAGGTTAAAAATAAGAAACTATTTAACTTTCTATTAAAAAAATGGTTTGGTGATAATCCAACTCCAGAACAAATACAACAAGCTGAAGCCGATTTAACATTATTCATGGAAAAACAAAAAAGTTTAACCGTTAATAATCCGGCTGTCTATACTTTTTTAATGAGACACGACGGTACTCGTGGTTTCCCAGCATTTGATCCGTCTAAATTAATGGACATTAGTCAATATAGTTTAGAAGAAATTGAATCTTTATTACACGAATTTAGAGATGCGGTATTAACCGCAGGTGAAGAAGATGAATTTAAAGGTAAATTAACATCTGACGACAAGAAAATCTCCGCATCTAAAAAATTATGGTCAAGTGATAGAGACGTAATCATTAATGAAGAAGGATTTAAAGTACACTATGTATCTGACGCTAGAGAATCAATTAAATACGGATTTTACCAACAAGCAATGGCCGAAAAACACGGAGGTCTTCAATGGTGTGTAACGGGTAGAAATACGTCAGATTCTCGTTCTAATTTATGGGGAACATATAGACCAAGGAGAACGTTTTGGTTTGTTATGGATGAATCTAAAAATCCTAAAGACAACCCAAATAAAGAAGTTTATAAATATTACATTTGTGCATTACAATATTGTGAACGTGATAATGGATATACAGGTTTTAAGATGACCAGTATGTTAAATGATGGTGACAATCCTAAAACATGGCAAGAAGTTATTACAATATACCCACAATTAGCTGAACATAGAGATAAGTTCGAATATGTAAGATATGATGAGGCCGAATTATTTGATAGAAACATGGCCAATCGACTTACAGAAACACCAGGAAGAAATGAATTTGCTGCAGCAAGAAGAGAATTAAAAAAGGCTTATTTAGACGGAGGTGGTGTAATATCAACTGAGAAGTCTTGGAAAAGTATGGATCCGAACCTTAGAAATTTATATATTTTAACAGTAACAGGAAGAGATGTTTTAGATAAATTTTCGTCATATGAATTAATGTCGACAATTAAAAAAGTAGGTAATGAATTTAGATTATTAGATAATACACTTAAATCTGTTGGTTCAAGACAAGATCAAAACGGAAGAACAATTAATCAAAGTTTAGCGGATTTAGGTGTTGCTTTCATTTATCAACATTTAATGGAGAATGAATTTATTACTGCTAGAACAAGTATTGATAATCCTAAGATTAGATTATATAAAAGTAAGAAGAATAAGAAAAATTTTGGTTTATATCATTTAGATAAAACAAATTGGGTTGTTTACGATGGAGTTATGTTTGAACCTCATTATACCGAATCATCAACTATATTATACATCGATGATCAAGACAAGTCATACTTAGTTGAGACATATGTGGTAGGTGAGAATGGTCCGATTGATAACCGTACTCTATATTGTGTTTATCCTATTGATGAGGATAATGAATTGGCAGGCGGACACTTTATTGGTGCTAAGAAATGGGCGGAATTAGAAGGGTCTAAAATGCATCCTAAAGATGAAGAAAATGATGATGACGATTCACGTAGATTTACTAATTTAGATCCTGAAACGGATGTAGATATTAAAGAAACATATTAAATGAAAAAGGGACTATAAAGTCCCTTTTTTTTATGATAGTAATGAATAATATTCTTTAAAGTGTTTAATACGATCTGCAAGTCCTATTGTTCCACCATTTACTCTTTTTGTGATTTTAGTCACAACTGTATCTGATGCACCTTCATCAGCCATTTTATGTAAACCGTTCTTAGAGAAGAACCAAGCCGCCGATAATAATGCATAATCTGACGCTACTTTATCAGGATTTGAAACCATATCCTCATTTATTGATTTACCAAATGCGGTATAGTTATCCTTTCCAGTCAACTGAATATATCCACGGCCGCAGAATTTAGATCCTTCACCACTTGATTCAGGACCATTACCCATTCTACCTCCGTAAACTTTATTTGCAATTTTTGCGGGTTGTCTTTCGTATGGTTTTGCTGCGGCTTCAGTAGGGAAATATTTTTTAAATGTCCCTGTAAGACCCTTAGCAGAATAGTTAAGATTTTCTTTAGTTAATCTAAATCCACCTGATTCATGACCACACTGAGCTAAGAAATGTGCTAATCTTAATGGGGTATTGATTTGGAATTTAGCTGCGGTATCAGGAATTTGTTTGATTACCGCATCAGGAATATGACCTTTCAATTTCTCTAATTTTAAACCACCGATATTTGCAACGGGTGCTGGTTCAGTAATTACCGTCGGAGCACTTACAGTACCTTCAGTAAATAACTTACCCCAAGTACCATCACCAACAATACCGTCCGCAGTTAAACCGTTTGATGATTGCCAATTTTTTACGGCCGCTTCGGTTTTTGGTCCAAATTTACCTATTGGGTCTACTCCCAATTTAATTTGAAGTTTTTTTACCTCTTCACCTTCTGATCCTAATTTTAATAACATAATTTTTCTATTTATATACTAATAAATACAAGTTATCTTTTTAAAGTATTTATATGTAATATGAAAAAAGTAATTTTATCTGAAGATCAGATCAAAAGAATGGTAGATAAGTTAATTGTTAATGAACAAACAAAAGTTGTCACAGGTATAGAAACTAATACAGAACAAAAAACGTTCCCGAGTCAAAATTTAGGTGATTTGTTTGATTATGGTCAAATTGACTCACAAAAGGTTAAAGATTCCATAATGTCTTTAAGACCAAAAATTGAAGAATTTATTAAAAATAGTGATTCTAGAAATTTTATATTAAAAATTGAAGCAGGAGAATCTTTAGTAACTAATCCAAAGGGTTATGAAAAAAGAGGTAGTTTGGCGTTTGCGAGAGCAACTACCGTAAAAAAATATTTTGAACGATTATTCCCTGAATTAATAGAAAATGGAACTTTAAAAATAGACTCTCCAACGGACATAACCAATGTTAAAATTGGTACAACCCCTTATAAGCCAGGTGATCAAAATAATCCAAACTTAATTGAAAAGTATAAATCAGAACAATTCGTCACATTTACCATAAATGGAGTTGGTTCTAAAACAACAAACACTGAAACTTACAAATATCTTTGTGAAACTAAACCAAAAAATAGTTCAGGAGGTGTTCTTCCTTTTGATAGTGATTATACTCAGATGGTCGATTGGAATTTAAATAGAGGTGAAGGAAGAATAAAAATATGGGTAGATACTATTTCTATGCCGGACATTATCTATTTTGAATATAACGGTAAGACCTACGGTAGTAATTTATTTAGGGGAACAGATAAGGATTCTTATAGATTTTTAATTGGAACAGCATTAAGAGCTAGATTTGGAACAAATTTGCCGGAACATATGAAAGGTAATACCATTGTACCTGTTGAACCAACAAATGCCGGTTTAATGTCGGCTCTTAAGGATACATCTGATGACTCAATAAAAGGATGGGGAATGATGGATAGTTTTTCTAATATATTTGGACAAGGTTCTACGATGGAAAATGAACGTTATAGTGAATCATTTTCTGACTACGATAAAAATCATAGAGTAAATAGATTACTTAAAAATTTAGGTCCGTCTTTCCCGTGGGGATATTTGACGTCAAAAATACTGCCAGGTAGAGATTTGAACACCGCCGTAATCGATAAAATCGACGGGATTGACACTGTAAAAATTATAAACGTTGCCCCGAACGGTAAAACTGGTTGGACAATCGGTCTTACTTGTCAATCCACGAAATAAAAGAGGATATTTTTTTTCTATTTCATTTATAGAGTAATCAACATATCTTTTATTTTTACGATCCCATATTATTAATTGTTTTATTTTTATGGTATCATTATAAGTTTCCCACGAAACAAATGTTACGTGTTCTTTAATTATATTAGAAACTAAATCCGGAATATAAATTAATTCACTTTTTTGTGCATTTACTGCGTAAGATAATAAAGTAAATAAAACTAATAACACTTTTTTCATGGTCTTTTAATTTAGACCACGAAGATATAGATAATAATCGTATATTCAAAAAATAATAAAAATATTTGTATAATTTTATTTTAATTATATCATTTATTATGTGTTCCGCAAGTCGGACAAATAGGTAAAGATTTTTTACCTTTGTGTGTTGTTTGGGTGAATTTCTTTCTACAATTCTTACAAGTTAGGAATTTGGCGTCCTTGTCTTTTTCGTTTTGTTTTTTATATAATTCAATACTTCTTAGTATTTGATTGTATTTGTCGTCAGTTAATTGAAATTGGCCCACTTCATTCCACCACTTGACTGAGTTATTTTTTGGAAAATGTATTGCTTGTCTAACCCATTCTTGACCTGATTCAGGGTGTTCAACATTCCATAGTGTTATTACATTTGTGTCGTGTTCCCAATTCGGTTCAACTCTTTCACCATTGGTATGGGGTTCGGTAATCCAAACAATACGTTTACTAACCAAATCAAAAAAATTTAATATTTTTCTTTCATTAGTTTTTTCATATTCTTCCAATCTATCCTTTTCCTTATATCTAAGCGGATTAGACATTCTTTCAGGTTGACTAAATTTCCTTTTTTTCCTTGTAAATGCAAAACTTCTACTTCTCTCATCAATATCTCTATCTTTTATTGAATTTTTTAACTTACCTAATTGATCTTCTGAGATTATTATTTTCATCTAAAAATGTTGTTTTTAATAAATATTTTGTTTATAATTATAAGTATGAAATGGTGGAAATATAAAAAAATATACGCGTCAGGATCATCATTAACCGCGGGAGGTGGAATGAACGACGAAATGAATAAAAGGGAGTATAAAAGACTATTGGGTATAGACATTGGGGACGAGAAAAATTTTACTTATCCAAAATACATTGCTGATCATTTTAAATGTGAACTTATCCATGATGCTCAAAGTGGTTCCGGAGCCCCTAGGTTGATAAGGAGGGCATATAACTACATTCAAAAAAATGGGATAGAAGAATCTCGGAAAACACTATTCCTTTTTGAAATAACAGACCCAATCCATAGAGTTGATTTTTATATTGACGACATTGGTGATTACGTTATAGCGAACGTTAGATACGATAATGAGGGTAATAACGGAGGTAATATATCTTCAATACAAATACAACAAACGACTACCGACGACGGTATTTTTTATAGTGAAAAAGATTTAGAAAAATACGTTGATCAAATTAAATTACATTTAAAAAAGTTTCATAATCCCGTTGTTTATACGAGAAAATTTATTGGTGAGATTGCTGGATTATTTTCATTCCTTGAAGAAAATGAAATCGATTATCTATATCAATTTGATAACCACACTCTTTGGTCACCGTTTAATGATTTTTATAAAAAAATATCAAATAAGGAGTTAAGAGTAAAAAATTACGATTCAATTAATCAATTTGCAGGATATCAAAATTTGACGGTTAAAGATGATTTAAAAGGTTTTACCACTGATTTACATCCTGGAGTTTATGGGCACAAATTATTTGCTAAAGAAACAATTAAAATTATCGAAAAAAAGTTAAAACCTAAATTATTTGTTTTTGGTGACTCTCATACCCAATCATTTAAATCCCATATTGAGGCCAATATGTCATGGGCAGTTGAGTATAATAATTACTTAAATAAAATTCCAAAAAATTATGATGAAATAATTGGTGAGTATTTCAACATTGAAGTTATTAACAATGGGAAAGGTGGATGTTCAAACCAAAATATCTTTGACACTTTTTTACAAACTCGTCAATTTTTAAATATACAACCTAATGATATGTTGGTTTTTGGTTGGACTTCTGAAGGTAGATTTAGGGTTGCAAATGAAGTAAACGAATTTTCCGACACTATCCCATTTAACCATCATTCACCTCAAAATGACGACGTACCAAAGAACATAACAGATATTATATCATTAAATAAAGTATCCTACAACGTTTGGTGGAAAGAAATAATAAACTATATTCATATTATAAAAGAATTACAACAAAAAAATAAACATATATATCATTGGAGCTGGGTTGATAGTGACACCGTTTATTCCGATAGAATATGGTCAAAAGAGATGTTAGACGATAATAGACTTTGTATATATTTTACAGGATGGGAGATGGCGGACGAAGAGTTAAAAAATATTATAATTAAAAATAATGACATAATATATGATTTTCGTTTTGATGTTAATTTAAATGAATTAAAAGATTCCATATTAAGTGGTAAAAGAGTTACCATAATTAATGTTGATAAATTTTCAAAAGAATTGATAGAATTTTTCCAAATTAACGGACTAAGAACAAAATTATTCAAACATAATAATTACAAAAAAGAATGTTTTAATCATTTTTTTACTCAAAAAAAGTATACTACCATATTTCACGAAACTAATGGTGTTGTTGACGACTTACACACCAGCGAAATTGGTCACCGAGAATTGGCTAAAGATTTAATTAAAAAAATTACTAATGATGATAAAAAGACTTTATTGTAACGGATCTTCGTTATCTGCCGGCGGTGGTTTATATGATAAATCAATAAAAGAAAAATATAAAGAATTCTATAATATAGAATGGGATAATGAAAAAGATGTAACGTACGCAAAATACATATCGGATTATTTTAATTTAGAATTGATTCACGACGCTGAATGTGGTTCAGGTGCGCCTAGATTAGTTAGAAGAACTTATGAATATATAGAAAGAATTGGTATTGAGGAGGCAAAACAAACTTTATTTATTTTTGAAATTACTGATCCTATACATCGTATTGATATGTTTAGTAAAAAAATTAATGATCACATGATTGTAAATGTGAGATATGATGGAAAAGATGATGGATCACTTAGTGACTTATCTGTGGTATATTCATATTCACCAAATAATAATCCTTATGATAATGAATATTTTCGTGGTGAAATTGAAAACGAGGTTAGACATTATTTAGATAATTTTCACAATCCATTAGTATATACCGATAAATTTAAAGGAGAATTAATTGGGTTATTTTGTTTTTTGGAAAAAATTGGTGTTGACTTTTATTATATGTTTGAAAACCCAACTCTTAAACATTACAATGATTTTTATTTGGATTTTGACAAAAATCATAGACTAATAATTGAGGACGAGGTTTATAGTACAAGTCATTTTTGTAACAAACACAAATTAACCATACAAGACGACACGAAAGGATTTTCAAGTGATACTCATCCAGGTTATTTTGGGTATAAAAAATTCTCAGAAATTGCAATTAAATTTTTAGAAGAAAGAATTAAATAAGGAATTGATAAATCTTTTCCATCTCTTGTTTAGATTCGGAGTATTGTAAAAAATGTTTTTGATTATAAACACAAATATCCTTTACCTTATTAAGAAATTCTATTTTATCTGATTTTGATTTATTTGAAAATTTTTCAATCTCAATTAAAATCATATTTAACCTCTCCATATCATTATTAATACTATCATAACTTTCATCTATAAAAGGATGAAAACTTTTAAATCCAAATCTATCTTTAATGTACTTTAAAGAGTTTGCGGGTCCGGCCAATATAAACGGCTGACACTGACCAATCGGTTTCCATATTTTTTCAGAAATAAATCCCGTTGGAAAATTAACATCTGATTGAAAAAATATTGATTCGGTAACTAAACTAATATATGTTTCTAAATACATATTCCTATTTTCAAACCCATACCCCGAAACGTTAATTAAATCCTCAACGTCAATATACCTTGATGTTTCTTTAATTAATTTTGAAAACTCCTCATTCTTATCATATTTAAAAAGTTCATCAATCATTCTATCATCGTAATAAGATTTTTCCCAAGACACTAAGCTATTGTCCAAACCTAATCTGTGTAATTTATTCAATATGAATATCCTGTGTTGTTTCCAGTGTCGTGATAATAGAAGAAAGTCTTTTGTTTTATTATTTATGTGATTTTCATATTCATCACATAAAACAACATTACCAACATTGTTTTTAATTAATTTATTAAATTCATGAGATTTAAAAGGTAAATAAAAACTATAATCACATACATTATAATTTACCCCCAATTTAGTGAAATTATTTTTTAACTCGTAGTCCGCAAATATAAAATAAACCTTTTCATCGGGAATTTCATTTTTTCTTGTAAAATTAATTATCATTCTAAGGTTTTCTTCATTAATGCCTAATCCCCCATCAACCGTGTAGTTAATTAAAATATTACCATTATGATTTTTTATTTCATTAATTGATTTATCTGAAATAAAATTAAGTGCAAATTCGTCATGAACTTTATGATGACCAAAAAATAAATCTAAACCAGAATGTGGTTCTATTATATAAAACCATTTATAATTGTTCCCATTTTCTCTGTCTAATATTATATCATATGTCGACTTGTTCCTTGATATTTCATTAAATTCATTACTATTAAAAACTGAATAATCACAACCCCATGTTTTATTAAAATAGTGGTAAGATTTACCGTAATCAAATTTAGAACCCTCATAAAATGTGAGTATAAATTTAGGATTTAAGCAATTAGGTAACGGTCCATTATGGGTAATAATATCGTATCCAAATATGATTTTCATTATTATAATATAATAAAAATTACTTATAAATTAAAGATGTAAGTTTTAATTTAGATTCTTTTAAATCTAATTCATAATTGGTGATATACTTTGGTAAATTTTCAACTTTAACATCTCTATTATAAAAAACCTGACCGTTGTCTTTATTAACAAAATCAATTTTAATGGTACCCTTTTGACAATCAATATGTGTTGATCTAATTATAACTTTAGCGTGATCATTTTCAAATCTATCTTTTTCTTTAAATAAAGTTTTTGTAATATAATTTAGTTGTTTTCTTAATTCAATACAACGTGTATTACTTTCTGGATCATCTATTAGTTTATCAAAATATTCGTCTGTACGTTTTGTAATATAATTATTATCGCCGTATTTTGGTAATGTCATTTCATAATTATAGATTGGTTCACTAATTTCTGTTGTTAACCTATAATGACTAATATAACTGTCAGTCATATCTCGTAATGTCCAATCAAACTCTTCACCAATACCTCTTATATTTCTTTTAATTAAAAACTGAACTAAAAAAACAATTGAAAAATTAAGTTCATCCGAAGAACCAAAAGATAAGAATTTTTCCATAGAGTCGGCCTCTTTATCGTTTTCAGATTCGTAACTTGCGTGTGATAAATCTGTGACGTCATCAATAAAATAATCTTTTAAATTTTCATCTTCAGCATAGTTATCAAAAAAATCTGTTTTAAATTGGTCATATGTGGTAACACCTAACTCTTCACGTAATACATTTTTATTATCTTCATAGTATTTTTTAAAAACACCTTCTATATCACTAGCATAATCTTCATCATCATCATACCTGTTTTCAACATCGTTATGTACCCATTCCCATCCATTATTACCCTCCATTCTATATTGATCAATTGTGTTGTTTACATCTTCAGCATCACCTTCTAATTCCTCAACTTGTATAATAAGTCTACCTCCAACAATATAAACTGCACCATCTCTAATATTGTCGTCGATTAAATCTTCTAATGCATCGTCATCTTGATTTAATATTGCCTCCACTAGTGGGTTATCAATTACCCCAATTGATTTTTTTAGAATTGTCATACCATCTTCATCAGGTAATATTGATATTCTTTTTACTTCATTTTTAATTTCTTCTTCATTTGTTTCTCTAACTAACGATGGAAAGAAATAGTTTTTAATTTCATCTTTACCTCTCCAAAACTCAACGAAATTTAAACTTTTATCCTTTGGGTCCATAAATTGATTTGTCTCAAAATGAAATTGATACTTGTCCGTTGGATTGGTTTTATTCATCATAATGAATAAAGGACCTTGTTTGTGATGTCTTTCAAAATGATTGTCTCTTTCTTGGTATTTTTTATTTAAACAATATTGACCCCAAGTAGTACACCACTCAGTACTAAACCCTAAATAAGCAGCACCCTTTTCTGTTAACGGTTGATAGAAACCCCAATCCTTACCTTCATGTAATAATTTGTAATCTTCGTTTATTACAAGTGCATTAAGTATTTCGTTAAAATTTAATGTATCTGAAATGATATATTTTTGAACTACTTTATATAGATCACCTAAACTCCTTAGTTTGTTTATATCCAATGCGACATTGTGTAAATAAACGTACCCTAAGTATTCCTCGGCCTTTACTAAATCCTCATCTCTTAATGTTCCTTTTTGATAAAAAGACAATAACATTTTTGCATATTTTCCTAACGATAACAATTCACCCGTACCATCGATATTGGTTTTAGGGTCGGCCATTACAATATCTAAAAAAGTCTCATATGGTATTTTTGAGTAATATTTTTGATATATCTCTTTACCACTTAACTCAAGTAACAATTCTTCTAAAAGGAAATTAAAATTCATTGTATATAAATATCGACTTAACTATAATAAAAAACCCCTCATTTCTGAAGGGTTCATTAACTATTGTTTTGGTTTCTTTAAAAACCTCTCAAATTCGGTTTTATATTGTTTAATCGATTCGTTCATCATACCATCTTCTTTCATGCCCATCTCATCCATAGATCTTCTTTTCTTCATACGTAATGGACCACGAAGGTTTTTATATGTACCAAACATTCCTCTTGCTCGATCTACCTCACCTTTACCTGAATAATGTGAATGAAAATTAGGATAAGCATTATGTAATGTATCAAAATCATCATACGTTTCATCATCATAGTCACCATCAGGTAAATCTTGATATGTTTTGTTTGAACTACCTGTCCAACCTATATTATCTTCCCCGTGTTTAGCAAAATACTCTTCTCTTGAAGGACCGTCAAGTTCTTCGTCCATATATCCTTCATTTTGTTCTTGAATTCTACTTTTATTTTCTACCAATCTTTTTAATTGGTCTTCTGTGATTTTAAATTTCTTTCCCATTTTATGTGTGTTTCTATATAAATACTTGGATTTTAGTATTTGTTTTATTATATTATAATATGAAAATAACAGTAATAGGTGAATTTTGTACGGATATATTCGTATATGGTGAAACAAAGAGATTGAGTCCTGAGGCCCCTGTTCCGGTTTTTAATCCATTATATGTGGAAAGAAATTTTGGAATGGCGGGAAATGTGGTTGAGAATTTAAAGTCATTAGATCAAGATGTGACCATTAAACATTTACATCAATTCCAACCAATTAAGAAGACAAGATATGTGGATGATAAATCTAATCATATGTTTATTAGAGTTGATGAAGGTGAGGAAACAATTACACCTTTGGAATTGACTGATGATGTAATTGACGAAATAAAAGAATCTGATGCAATTATTGTAAGTGATTACAATAAGGGATATTTGAACGAAAAAATATTATTAGAAGTCGCATATCATTCTCGTTTTATTGTTATGGATACAAAGAAAAAAATAGGTAATAAAATTTTATCTTCTTTCAATTTTGTCAAATTAAATGAATCAGAATTTTTAAAACATGATTTTGACAAATGTTGGTTGAATAAGATATTAGTTACGTTAGGATCGAAAGGTGCAAAATATATGGATAATATATACCCGTCACCCGATCCTCGTGAAACCATTGATGTTAGTGGTGCGGGTGATACATTTACAGCATCTTTTACCGTAAAATATTTGGAAACTAAAAACGTTGAAGAGTCAATAATATACGCAAATAAAATGGCCTCGATCGTTGTTCAGAAAAGAGGAGTGAGTGTGCCAATAGTAAGACAAAAAAAATAGTTATGAAAATTTTAATAACAGGAACAAATGGTTTTATTGGAAAAAACTTATTAAATGAGTTAAAAGACCAACACGAAATATTAGAAATTAATGAGGATATTTTTGATGTCTCCGATTGGTATAATGAAATATATTTTAAATTAAATCGATTTGATCCTGAGGTAGTATTTCATGTGGGTGCTTGTTCCGATACTTTGGAAACCGATGTAAATTACATGATGACACGTAATTTTGAGTTTACTCGTAGAGTTGCGGAATGGTGCCAATTATTGGGTAAAAAGTTTATTTACTCATCATCTGCCGCAAACTACGGTACAAATGATGAATACCCTTCAAATCTATATGGTTGGAGCAAATACGCAGCAGAACAATACGTTGTCAAATGTGGTGGGGTGGCTTTACGTTATTTTAACGTTTATGGTCCATTAGAAGGTCATAAAGGAAAGATGGCGTCCGTTGCATATCAAATGTTGGAAAAACAAAAAGAAGGTCAGGAAATCAAGTTATTTCCCAAAAAACCACAAAGAGATTTTGTTTATATTAAAGATGTTATAAGTGCGAATATATTTGCCATGGAAAATTATCATCAAAATATGGGACAATGGTATGAGGTTGGTAGTGGAGACGCAAGAACTTTTGAGGATGTATTAGACATATTAGAAATACCATACACCTACCATAATGAAAAAGATATCCCAAAAGGATATCAATTTCATACTAAAAGTAATTCAATAAATTGGATGATTGATTGGAAACCTCAATATAATTTAGAAAAAGGTTTAAAAGATTATTTAATTTTTTTATAAAATTTCCAGTATTTATCTAGTATACTAGACTGGTTTTAAACTAGATATATTAATACTAGTATAATACTGGGTATTTTAAAACGTAAGTCTTTTTCTATTTTTTATTGCATCATCCCAATTGTAAAATAAATCCCACCAATTTGACGCTCCACTTATATTACTGTTATTACTTGGAATACTTTGTAGCCAAAATATTAACCATTTCATTTGAGAATCGTTTGGATCGTAAGGTATAGAATTAACCGGTGTAGGTGGAGTATAATTAATATTCATCCATCTATCACTATTGATTAATTTTTTCGTTCCACCTGTTGGTTTCCAATCTTCAATATCACTCATAGCAAAAGACTTATTATTCCAATCATAATCTTTTGTTGTATTTGGTGGTTTATGTGTACAACCTAAATGAGTACTATCAGCATAACCATCGGTTTTATTCGAATGGTTCCCCCAAAAATTACCATCTAAATGTGATAATTGTGCTTCAATTTGGTGACCTCGGTTATGTATCATGTTGGCAGACGATGTTTCCAAATTATATCCATAAACAACATATGTTTTATTATATACAGGTAAATCATTTTGATAACGTACGCTGTTTGATACATCTCCCGTTGGACTTGACATATTAGATTCAGGAAGATTTATAAAATTTTCTGGACTTATGTTTTCATTTTTAACAACGGGGTATTCATTACTAATTGGTCTTAATGAAAACCAAACTTCTTTTACACCTTCATTTTCAATAAGTTGTTTTAAATTAATTTTAGTAAATAATTCAACGTATTCGGGTTGATAAACAACTCCTCCTACTTTGTCCATCATTCCTTTTTTAATTTCATAAACATTTATATATTTAACAACCTTAAATGATACAGATGAAACTTGAGATGGGTTATTATATCCTCTAAATTTAGATCCTTGTTCTAAACCGTATTTTGTTAAATTTAAAAATTGAACAGTTTTTTCTTTAATACCATCCAAAGTTATTGGTGACGCAGTCCCTAAACCGGGAGATCTTTTTGTGTCAACATCAATACCATTTAAAGTTGGGTAGTAATTTATAACAACAATCGGCACAACAATATTTGCGTTTGGATTAGATGGAGTACTCAAGAACGGGAACTTAGACATATCAACATACTCAATTTCAGAAACCGTAACAGTATCTTTGAATGAATATTCCCTGAATTTAATGTCAAATATCGCCTTACCTGACTTTGCTCCGTAATACGATTTATTAGATTTAAAAACAGTTAGATCTGACGTTGTAATAGTTGCACTATCACTAACATTTGATTTATACCCATTAGAGTATGTTGCAATTAATTTTGGTTCGTAAACACCACTAATAGATAAAGTGTCAACATGATTCTCCAAGTTAACAGATAATAAGACAATCGAACCTTTGTCACCAATAGGTTGGGTTACTGTCTTGGTTTCCAAGGTTTTAGTACAACTTACTGTTAAAATGACTAATACCAAATAATAAAATTTTTTCATATATTTTTAATTTACACCACAAAGATAAGTATATTTTAGAATATTCCAAAAATATTTATAGAAATATTTATTTTTATATGAAATTGGTAATATCTGAGTCTCAATTAAAGAAAATCATCGAACAATCCGTGGTCGGAGCCCCAAATTACGGAATGTTCACAAAAAATACGAATACTTTCATACCTAAAGTTAAGGAATTACCGTTTACTCCTGAAAATTTGTCCTCTGAAATACAAAAGTTAGGTATTAAACATCCTGATGTGGTTTTGGCACAAGCAAAATGGGAAAGTGCACACTTTAAAAGTAAGGTCTTCCAAGAAAATAATAACTTGTTTGGTATGAAACTAGCACGTCAACGAAATACGACCGCCGTGGGTGAAAATAGAGGACATGCAAAATATGATAATTGGCAAGACTCGGTTAAAGATTATAAATTGTGGCAAGATAGTAATGGGATGAGTAATTTACCTAAAGAACAATATATTAGTAAATTAAGTAATATCTACTGTCCACCACCCGATTGTCCAAAAGGTTTATATAGTAAAAACATCAAGAAGATGTTAAGATAAACGTATTGTTCTTGGTTCACTATCAACATGGAATTTTTTTACATACTTTTTAAAGTCTGTCAATCCACCTCTTTTTTGAACCCATCTAACGGGATTTATATCTCTAAAACCAAATCTACCTCCACCATCGGATAGATATACAACACCTGTCGCAATTGAATTTAATTTAATTCCGATTTCTTGAATGACGTTAATTTTTTGCTCCTCAGTCTCCCACGTTTCTAAAAAATTAACAATATCCTCTCTCCACAAAATATCTTTAATTTTAATATTATTTACCACCGTCTCATTCCACGAACTTTCATTATCACCTCTATTCTTTTTAATATCAGTGAAAAACTCACGTATTTCTTTTGCGTTTTCTCGAACCAATTGATCCATTAATCTATAATATTCAATTAAATCTTTTGATGGTCCTGAAGGTTCATTCATATGTCTAAACTTTTCACGAACCTCATATTCATGTTCCAATTTATTTTGAAAATCATACGGAAAACTTCTAATATTTACCCATCTTCTACCTGTTTCATCTGGAGCACTCATAATATCCGTTGGTGCATCGAATTGTAAATCTCCTTCGATTTGGTATAATATACCTCCTTCGGTTTGTACTCCTTTCATATTTTTAACCAATTCTTTATCCATAAATCTAAATGTAGATAAAGATTTTCTTGTTCCAACTATTGATCCCATATCATTAATACCATGAACGTCCCCAATATGAAATGTAGTAACTCTTTGTTTACCCCAAATGTAATTTACCAATGACGGAGTCAATGGAACATCCATTTTAACAATATGAGATTGAACATTAGCCAACCACTTCAGTTCATCTAACTGTTGTTGCTCAATAAGTTTTAATTGTGATTCTGATATCTGCAGCTTCATTAAATATAAATATTACTTAATTCCAGATAGATACTCATCTATCTTTTTCTGTACCTCGGGATCTTGACCTGTATAAATGATGTTTGTAAGGTATTGTCTCAATGGATATATTCTATCCGTTAATACTCTTTCTTCTACTTCAGGATTTTTACGACTACGTGGAATTGAATCCATCCATGCTTTATCCGCTAATGTACTATAATCAAAAGGAACTACCCTATAACGTGATTTAAGACGACTTCTATCAGCGACAAAGATTACGTTCAACATATCAGGTTTAATACGAGGACCGTCACCAGAATTACCAATAGACCCATCTGGTATAAAGTTCTTATCACGAGTAAATGAAACCATCGTTTTATGTTTGGATTGTTTTAATGTTCTATCTAAATTTAAAACCTCCTCGTATTGTTTAGATCCTTTTAACATATTACTATTCATAATACCTAAAGCACGTTCCTCAGTGGTATGATGATAGATAGGTATAGATACCATATCTCTTAACTTCTCTAATAATATGTTCTGTAATTTCATCATTTCTTTTTATTACGTTTTGAAAATGCATCTCTTACTTTTTGTAGTAATTTTCTTTTTCCTAATACGGCATATAATTTTCTATCTTTTTCGTATATGTCCCCATTACTTTTATATTTCATTGCAGCATCAAATGCCGATTGATCGGTATATTGTTTATTTCTTGATGTTTCAAATTTTTCAAGATAATTGTGTGGAGGTAAATGTAAATTTCTCGCATATACAATATTAACTTGATTAGGAAATTTATGTCTCATTTGAGTTAAGGTCATTCCCTTACTATAACATAAATCAAGGAAATCTTTAATGTCCTGATCTCTGATTTTAAAATTACCACCCAAACTACCTGCTCTTTTAATACTTAAAATTAACCAACCATCTTCTTTATATTTGTCCTCCCAATATCTTTCTTGTATAACCGCCTCATTTCTATCTAAATAATCCGTCAATAATTTGTAAGTGTGCTTTAATGTTGGATTTTGCCTCATAAAAGACGTAACAGGTGTATCTTTTTGTTTAAGTTTGTGATCAACCCCGCTTGTATGTTGTTTATATCTTTTATCACTATTATAAGTTAATCCCACATAAGCAGCTGCGGGTTTACCATTTCTATAACGAAACTCATGAACGTATATAACTCTTCTATACATATTACCTAATGGTGTCATATGTGCCGTAACTTTACGATAGAATCCCATTGTATTTTTTTCAACTCCTGTTTTTGGATCTACAACAATTGGTCCTCTATTTTTAGCCGCCCCAAATGCTTTTGGTGATTTTTCCGCGAAATCTTTAATATGTTCGTATTTTTTTGCCTCGTCTTCAATCTCTTTATCGGTCCAAGTTCTAATTTTTCTTGTCATGTTTTTAGTGACATCATCAAAGTATTCTTTTCCTCTATAACCAATACTAGTATATAAACTTGGGTAATCTGCGATAAAATCGGAAATAGGTTTACCGTCATATTTTTTGGTGATTTTTCTTATCACATCATCGGTATATTTTAAATGATTACTTGTGGGTCTAACCATATCTTTAGTGAATTCTTGATAATAATCATTACCTTTACGATATACATAACTCCACACGGAACTATCTTCTCCGTTTCTAAATTCAGAAATAGGTTTACCTTTATACTTTTTTTTAATTTTTTCTAATTCTTTTTCAGTATACGGTAGAGGTCTTTCCTCATCTATTAATCGATTATATTGGTCTTCACTCAATAGTATTTTCATTACCCCTTAAGTTTCTTTAGAATTTCTAAATTCTTTTTAACGATGTTTAATGATTTAATACCTGAACGTCTACTTCTCATAGCACGTGGTTTTTTTGCCGCTGTTCCCATAAATTATATTTTAAAATTCTGAATTATACGTAATGTTAGTTATATTTGCTGCGTCGTTAAAAAACTCATATCTTTGTTCTTTAGTAATTGCCTTATCCATGGATAAAAACAATGCATTAAAAGTTTTATCGTCATATGTTTTTTTACCTGTTCTTTTCTTTTCCAATAATTTCTGAGCCATTGGATATATTGTTTTAGAATTGAACATCATATTGCTTTTTAATTGTTCTATTGGTGTATTTTGAAACTCACCTTCCTCGCCTCTTAAAAATCTATTAAGAAATCCTAATAAAGTTTGTTCTGGTACAGTTAAGTTAGTATTTGTTGTTCCTTCTTCGTTAACATCTTGAGATGGAGTTTCGTCTTTTGTAAATAAATTATCTAACATTGCGATGTCTTCATCTTCATCCAAATTACCCATTTTCTTTTTCTCAAGGTATTTGTCTAATGGAAGATCGTTACTTCTAATTGGACTATACGGTTCAGGTTGATCGTCATTTCTTAAAGGATCTAAACCAGCATATTTCCTTTTCTCGAACTCTCTTTGTTTTTTCTTATCTTTATTTTGATAATACGTATCTCCCATATTAATATTACCTAATTTTATTTTCTTTTTAATTTGATTAGCTCTCATTTTGTCACTGAACCCTTCATCGTCACCTCTAAGTGGTTCACCATCATAGTCGTCTTCGGTATCAAAATTGTCTGTAAATAAATTATCTAACTCATTGTAATCCTCATCATCATCATACATGTCATCATATTCTTTTACATCTTGAGCAGGTGCCGGTACAGCATTAGGTGTTAATGATTTATATGTTTCAGGTCCAACAATACCATCTACTTTAAGATTATTCTTTTTTTGGAAATCCATAACTTTTTGTTTTGTTATGTTACCGAAATAACCCGTTGGTGTTGTGAAATCCAATAATGTTTGCAATTCCTTTACTCCTTGTGTTTTACAACCGAATTTTAAAATCTTACCTTTAGTTATGTCCAATAATTGAGGTGCGCAATTAACTGTATTAATTTTTGGTTGTGTAACAGTTTTAGTAACCTTGTCAGTTGCACTGTCATATGTATAACCATTATCCCACACAATTTTATATGAACTATCGGAAATGATAACCATCGTTCCCATTAGTTTATTAGTTTTATCGGAATTATCAACACTCATAACACGACCATTATCCCATATATGATATGACTGTCCCTCATATGACACATTATCCATCATATGATTTGGTGACACTTGTGTTAATTCACCACCCGTTTTTTTATATACATCAAAATAGTTTTTATTTGATTGCTCATTAATGGTATCCTCAACCATTTTCTTTAATTGACTCTCGGTCATTCTTATAACTTTCTTCATATCTTATAAATATTAAATATTTTTTAACGTATTCATTAATGATAATTTGGATTTGTTAAAATTTATTTTATCTTTATGTACCGGTTCTTTAGGTAACTGTCTTTCAGGATAGTCACCCAAACGTTTTATTTCCCTTGCTTCAACACTTTTTAATGCATCTAATAATAATTTATCATATGTGCCTTTTTTCAAAGTATACGGTATACGAATCAATCCCAAACCAAGATTATTAGTTTTAATAAATTGGTTTTTTAAATTATCACTTTCATATAGTATATTATAATTTAATTGTCTAGTGTATTCTGATTTAGCAAATCTAGGTTCAAAATGTTGTTCACCATCATATTCAATAAGGATATTGACATATCCTGGTTCAGGTATATAAAAATCAAATTTTTGATTACCTAATTCTTTGAATTGTTTTTCTGTTTCAAATTCGTAATCATTTACAGATAATAAATTTTTAATATGAATTTGATTTTTTGATTCTTGACATATTGGGCAACCTTGTCCTGCAGAATGGTTAGAGGGAGTTTGTGGAAACATTCCATGCTCTTTACCATTAGGACCTATTTTGTGACATACAATGTGAATATCGTCGGTCATTTTTTTAAATTCACTATCAAGATTTGGATAAGAATATGGTTTTTCATTTTCATCTTTAAATCTTTCATTATTTAAATTATAAATTGTATTTTTAAATTTATTTAGTTGGTTAACTCTTTTACATTCTTTACATTCAATTGAACCATATTTGTTTGTAGATTCCCAAATTGTTGAGGGGCTCGTAATTACAATTGGATATGGGGTTTTTCCGTGTAACGTACAACCAAGGGTAACAGGTGAATTATAACCAATAAAATCCGATAATAAAACAAATCTATCATTATAGAGTTTACGGACTTTATCCATGAAATTTTTTTGTTTAACGGCTATTCTATTACATTCGGGACACAAAGGAGTTCCGGTAAAAAAATTAAATGCCTTTACCCTTGTAACTTCTTCGTTATGTTTTTTACATTTTATTTTTACACTTCTTGATGGGTTCACATACTCCATTCCCTTCCAATCATACCAACTAATAGGAATGTCGTATGATTTCATTTTTTCTTGAACTTTTTTAATAAAATCTATACGAGAAAGAGGATCGGTCGGTAATTGTCTAACTATTCCTTGTTCTTCTCTACATTTTTCACAACCTTGATATGGATAATTAGGATATCTATTATCTCGATATATATGACTTTGTGGGTTTTTTATTGTTTGCTTACCGTGAGGTTTTTTATTCGAACCAAGTTTAGGACAATAAAAATCAAATTCATTTTTAATACCACTATATCTCCTTAAACCCGATTTATTATAGATATATAAAGGATTTCCAGTTTCATCTTTCCATATTTCCTCAGCCTTATTATAAAAATTCTTAATTTCTGAATTTCTTTTATTTAAAATTCTATCTTTTTTACATCCAACACATCCTTCTGAACCAATATCACCTTTCCTAAGATTATCAACCTTTACGGGAAAATCAATGTTATGTTTATTACAATGAGCATTTACTGTTGCAATTTTTCTAAAATCCTCCAAATTAGGAAAGTCATAAAGACAACCTCCTTTATATGGAAAAATTTCTTTCATATTATTTAAAAAACTTTCCTTTGTTACCACATTATAACCTTCACCCAATGATGTGTTTTCATCTTCCAATATAATATCAAATAGTTTCATATACACATATAAATATCCCAATATAACTAACGGACACAAAAATAGAAATATGAGTGTATTTAATTATATGACCAAAGGATTGATACAATCAAACGTTCAAATGGGGTTTGGAACAATTTTATCGATATTATATGAAACAATCAATATTTCTAATAACTTAAGGCCTCATGTTGATTATTTGACTCTTTATGTGAATTGTGGAATTACATTTTATTTTGATTCCAATATGTTCTATAGGATTTTTAATGAAAAATATCTCTTAACCCATTTTGATGAGATTGTCATTTCAGATAAACCTTATGATGGTCCTCTAACTTATACATATACAAGGGGATTTAATGATTCGGGTAAAGTTGATTGGGACATATTTCTATCTGATAATACCAAAGATTTATCTAAATTTTATGATCATTCACATGGTGTTATAAATAAAGCCTGCATGAGAAATTTAGAAATAGATTTCAATGAAGAGTTTGATATATTCAGTGATTACATTAAAAATCAATATAATAATATGGGAAATTATGAAACCATATCATTTCGTGGTAAAAATATGACAGACTCACCGATTGTCATCGAGGAATATATGGATCAATTTAGACAAATAATTGAATCGAATGAATTGGTATATGTATGTGGAACATCGAAGATATTAAAGGATAAGTTAAAATCATACTCAAATGTATTTTTAAATGAAATGTACATAAACGAGGAGGACTTTCTACCAAATGTTTATGACGATAATAAAATGGAACAGGTTGTTTTATTAGTGAAAGACATCTTATATTTAAATGATTCAAAAAAAATACATCATTTTACATATTTTAATCAATTATCATATTTTCTATTTATTCCACACATAAATAAAGTCCCAATAGAGGTATACCCATTATCTTCCACATTATATCATTAACGTGAATAAATGAACACACAACCACGGTCTATTATCGATTTTGTGTTATAATGATAATCATATCCATTTTCACCGTATATTGATATAATATCTTCTTTAATAAAGTCCCAATCCAATTTTGTTTCAACACCGTTATAATCATAAACATCATATAATAATCCGACGGTACTACAATCAAAATCGTGAATTATCAAAACGGGTTTTAATTCAGATTCTTTAAGTGATTTCAATTCTTCTTTCAATGGCCATACACCCCAATGAGCATCCAAGTATAAATAAAAATTACTATCTACCATATCACCCAACATATCTTTCAATACAACAGACGAATCCCCTTTATATAATTTAACTTTAGGGTTAGTTTCCAAATCCGTATGAGATGGATAATATTTGTCATCTATTTCACAACTATAGATAATATCAAAGTAATCCGTTAATGTTCTAACGGTATTACCCATTTCGGTCCCCGTCTCAACAAAAACGGAGTGGTTATATTTTTGTTTTAATTTCAATAGTTCTTCTAAAAGAAGAGGGTCGTGATAGAATGACATACAATTATAAGTATCAAAAATTTTGAACGGGGGTTCCGGCGTCGGAAAGTCGTGAATGGGGTTATCGGAGGTTAGAAATTAAGAACTAATATCAATATCAAAGTCCTCAAATCTCTTTTTATAGACAAATGACATTTCATGTCCCTTATGTGTCATAAACCTATCAATATCGGTATCTCCTTGTGTTTCAAAGTTATGGAGGGTATATTTCACCTTACCAACAACATCAAACATATAAACAATATCGTGACCATTCTTAATTTGTTTTTTAGTGGGATAGTCAATAACGATTGTAACGGTGTTTAAAGGGGGTAATTCGTAGGATACATCCAGGGGAGGGTAATTAGTACCATGATATATCTGAACCAAGCCACGACCCTTAGACAGGGCTCTATAGACATTTATCATCTTCCTGATCTTCTTATGATCTTCTGGTGAACCATTATAACCATCGGGAGTATTATAATACACAACTCTTGGTTCATTTGTATCCTCAGTTAACAGGTCGATTAGTTTCATTATGTATAAATATATTATATACCAAGATCTCCTAGGGTGGTATTACTTGTCCTTATATAAGACATCCTCAACGAACTTTATCAATTGTGTTTGTCTACTAAAGGCATCCTTCTCCCATGGTCTATTTTCGTATTCTTTTGAGTTTAATTCGAGGGTTTCTCCTTTCCATGTAATATTACCATTATCATAGATCAAATCACCTGAGGAGTATTGTTGCATATGAATAACCTCATGACATAATACCTCAATGGATTGGTTTCTACTCAATGATCCCGTAAACAAATAAAAACCGTTATTGTAATATCTAATGTGGGCTTTTAGGTCACCATCGAATTGACTTTTAGCTGCGTCACTAATTTGTTCCACAATTACATTATATCCACTTAATCCCATTTGTGACATTGCCACGTTTAAGACCGTATCATAATATGTGGGGAATACACCATTTACAATAGTATTGTCGTCTTTTAGTTCAATTGTATTAAAAGGTTTATCTGTTGGGGTTAATTTAATGATTAGGAATATTATTAAACCTACAACTAATAATCCTATTAGTATTTTAAGTATATTGTTTTTCATATACTATAAATACATAAAAAAGGGACATGAGTAGCGAATTCATATCCCAACGGAACGTTAACCATTCCGGTCCTAAGTCGGGTCTTCAAACCCGAGGTATCTTTATTTGGTTACTTTATACAGATCCCAAAATAATTTTAATTCAATTCTTGTTATATCATCAGACCAAGTATCATACTCAAGGTAGTCTGGTGTTTTTTTAATGACTTCCATAAACACATCACGAACCGCACTATTTTTTACCGATATCAAATCATTTGTTTCGTCGTATTTCATTGTAATAGTGTTATTCAATGAATCTGTAATAATTTTTTCCATAATTTTTTATTAATAAATATCAAATTAAATGTGTAAATATAACTAAAACACTTAATATACCTTTATTTCATCATGGATGAACCCATCATACCATGAACCTTCTGAAGATTATGTATAATGTTATTTATAAGTTTTAATTTATGTCCTGATCCTTGTCCCAAGTAGATGAACTCTTTTTGCATGATTAACCAATCAATCTGTTCAGGAATATCATACTCCTCACCTTCAAAGTATCTAACGGGTTTCTCTTCACTAATAATCTTCTTTAATTGTGATTCTGTCAGTATAATTTTCATATGATATAAATACTCGTAATTGGAACTATATTTCCAATTTCGGGTTATTATACCCCATTACGAGGGATATTTCAAAAGAATTAGAAATATATTTCTAATATTTACATATATGAACAAACTACATCACTTTGGAGATAGTTATGCAACCATACCTTTTAGAACAAAACACTTTGTTGAATTAATATCTGATAAGTTAAACCTTATCTATAAACCCTATGGTGTGGGTGGATATTCTAATGAACTCATCCTTACTCAGTTTATGAAAGAGATATATAACTTTCAGGATGGTGATGTTCTATTCTTTAATTTCTCCTTTTTTACTAGAGGAACCTATTACGATAAGAATAAAAAACAAATATTATCCTCTAATTACTTTGTGAACGATACTCTGAGAAATTATTTGAATAGGGATTTCACAGGTCTTGAGTATGTTATGGGTGTGTTTGATTACCATTTAAAACACACGGAAGATTATAATAGAAAAATTTTTGATAAGTTTGATACCATATTTGAACTATTGGTTAAAAAGAACATTAAGATATACTACCTATTCATTGTGAATGATGAATTTAGTGATGATCTGTTGAAATATGGTACAAATATTAAATTTTATCCAGGTTTTCATGCTTGGTTACATCAGATGGATTACCACAAAGAAGAGGACTGTCATTATACAAAAGGTATTCAAGGTGATATCTATAACCGTATTATAAGTTTATACCCACATATAGTAACAAAAAAAACTATACAATTAATTTAGTCCTATTGAATACTCGACAATATACTTGAGGAGTATAAATCATATTTAAAGAAGTCCTCTTCAATAAACTGATTACCCTTTCTAATGAATACGGATTTCTTTTGCATGAATCCTGGATTGTCAGCAGAATTACGATAGGATATATCTTTAATACCATCTCCATTATAATCGTGGTATATTATTTCGGGTTTCCAATTTCTATCATTTGATCTATCGGAGTTGATTGTATACTGAACAAAGTTATTTTGAACTTCATATGTTCCATCTGTCTTCTTTATATAAACCATAATACTCCAATTTCTATATGTTTGATTATGTCCAATTGCAATAATGTCGTTTAAACCATCTGAGTTAATGTCATCAATAATTGCGTCTTGTCCCATATATTGTTCAGTAGGGTGAAAATAAGGTAATCGTTTAACACTTGAGTTATTAAATCTACCTTTACCTAAGTTTAATAAAACTCTAAATTGTTTTGAATTGGGTTGAGCGTTCCTATCTTCTCCGTACATTAATATATCGTTCTTTCCATCTTTGTTTGTGTCGAATATATCCACTCTAACACCTCCGGCACAAAATTCAGCATTCTCCCCAAATCCATTATCTAAATTCATTTTTAATGATACCGATTCGGTATTAAACTTGGCAGGGTTGTTTGATGAGAAATAAGGGAATGAATTAATACCCCAAAAGATATAAAAGAAGTTTCCCTGTAATATTGCCAAATCGGGTATATTATCTTCGTTCAAATCACCAATAGCAATATCTTCCTTAGGAGAATTATTTTTTACCCTTTGGGTTCCAATAGTGGTAAAGTCATTTTCACTTGTTTCGATCTCTTTTAAATCGTACCCACCTTTACCATCACTTAGAACAATTCTAATTGGTTCATAGTCATCACCTTCAGGAGTAGATTCATCTCCAAGATCTACAACAACAAAATCAACATAATTATCGGTGTTCAAGTATAATGGTACCACATCATTTTTATTTCTACCGAACTGAGTAAATGACTTATCATTGAATAAGTTCTTGTTCTCATATATCTTTTTAATTGGGTCCCATATTAAGAATGAAAATGTTGTCTGTGTATTTTGATAAAATGTACCCGCATTGAATACATCTATATATCCATCGTTATTCATGTCCCCATATGTAAATCCATTGAAGAAACTCCCGAACCTACTATTATTTATATTTTTTTGAAAAACCGCCAACATCAAATCACCCATCACCCCTGTATTGGTCCAATAATCAATACCGAAATTTTTCTGTCTTGATATTAATAGTTCCGTTTGATTTACTTTATAACCGACAAACTGATTTAATGGGTCATTTATTACAGATAAGGTTTTTCGATCTTGATTGTTTAGATTTAATTTTGATGCTACCTCCACTGAAACTTGGTAAGTACCTTTCTTATTTAACCCATTGATGTTTAATACAATACTTTTCGATTTGTCCACAGTATCCAATCTATAAACGGATCTATTACTATCCACCCATAAAACTTGAACCGTATATTTTAACCCTGAATCAGGTAATTTAGAGGTTAGAGTTATTTCTAATTTAAGGGTATCCTTTACATAGTTAACACCCGTATCTAAATTTGTTTTAAACTTAATAGATTCTTCTTGATTTACAGGAGGTTGTGGTCCCATCATGAAATCTGTCTTTTTACACCCTAATGTTAAGAATAATACAATGACTAATAATGTTCTCATCTGAATTTGAATTGAGTTGTGAGCAAATATACGTTTAATATTCTTAAATATCCTAAAAATTTTCTGGAATTTTTTATTTCACTTTTTAGAAATATATTTCCATTTACAGGTTTTTACCCCTTAAATGGTATGGGATATTAAAGGAATTAGAAATATAGTTCTAATAAAGAACCCTCCGTAGGGAGGGTCTATATATTATTCCATACCATATTCCTTATTTCTGTTTTTAAATAAATTTTTATCCAACATATAATATTTCATTAAATCTTTATGGATATTTTTGGAACTTTGGTCGAGACCATAATCTGGATTGAATCTATCGGAATTTTTTTCAACGTATGATAAATTATCTCTATATTTTTTATTTTTATATGAATCAACAACTTGTTTCAATTCTTCCCAAGAATACATATTCAAATCTTTATTTTTCAAGTTTGAAGAGATTTCATTAAATCTCATAACATAGTCCTCAATTTCAGATGTTGCCTCATTTTTGAATCTTTCAATAACTTTACTCATGAATCCTTCCGAATATTCATTTATCTGTTTGTTTTTCTTAACGGTAGAACTAATTAAGTCTTTTAATTGAGATTCTGTAAGTCTAACTACTCTTTTCATGTATGGATGTTTGTTATATAAATATAAAAAATTCTGAAAAATTTTTACTATACGAAGATATGTTCCAATCCTTCTAACCAAGGTAATATCAATTCGATTGTTTTGAAACTTGGTAATTTATCGGCAGGGAACATCAACCTGTTTTCGGCATTCCACAATACATACGGACTTGAATCACGTGTTAAAGGATATAAAAGTCTCTGTATAACAACTAAATGTAAAGGGTCATCCTTATCTAAGTTATTGTTGAATATAAAATAATAGTTTCTTGTGGTACTCGTATATTCATCGTATTTGTTATCATCTCCTCTTGAAGATATACATAAATTGTAACCATTACCATATCTAATACATTTCTCCTTACTGTCCCCTCTATATATCATCACACCATCCTTACCATAAACAACATCATCCTTATCTATATTCTTGTCCCCGATTTTCCCTGCCTTAATCCTTCTACTATCTTTCTTATCATTAACTACTTGAACTAATTCGTCCCACGAATACTTGGTGATGTCCCTTTTGTTAGGATCGAGTCCTTGAGAGAACCTATGAAACAAATTAATATACTCCCTTGCCTCTTCGGGATCTACACCTTCCTCACTAAACCTATCTACCAATAGGTCAATGAGTTTATATGAGTATTCTAATAGAACGGATTCGTATATGGTATCTAATAGTTTCATGTAATATATAAATATCCCCAAAAAATTCTGGAAAATTTTATTTCTACTTTAGGGGGTAAGGTCAATTTCCCCGATTTTTTCTGGAAAAATTTCAGTCGTGGCATTGACCCCCTCTTATAGACCCCCCTAAAACACTATATAAAGGGGGGATACGGGAGGGGGGAGGGGGTATATCCCTACCTACACTCCTACCTACCCCTAACCCTTTGACTATCAATACCTTACCCCACCTGCCAAACAATAATGGAGTATCCCATCAAGGTTCGTTCTCAAGAGTTTGCCAAACCACATTAGTTCCCGAAGGTGAACCCCCAAGTTATTAACAATGGAATGTGGATAACTTTATTTGTATATTCTAACTTTGTATTGGTATATTCATTAACTTTGTGGGAACAAACAATTAGATATGAACATTATTAAAACTGAACTAAAAGATATACTATCAGGTATAGATATCTTTGTCCCTAATGTGGGATTGACAACATTAAAAAAAGTTAAGATGAACAAGTATCTTGACTTCAAACAAAGTGGTAAACAAAACCCTAACCCTTATTACGACCGAGTATTGGTTGAACAACGATTATCAAATATCCAAACAGGTTTTGATTACGATAGTCAATTAGGTCGTAAGTATGATAAAGAGGGAATTACCCCTATTGTTAAGGAAGATAAAAAAGAAAGTCCTTATCAGTTGGTTTCTAAAAGTTTGGTATTTTTAAAGTCCGACCCAACAAAGTTTTACTTTAGATACCAAGACCACGATAGTTCTTATCTTGATACAAAGTATTTGTTAGAGGGTAATAGTATTGAAAAGTTATTGTTCCAACAATATATGATTGATACAAAGACCGACTATTCAAAGTATCAAAATGGTTTAGAGAATACCTTAAATTATAAGGTAATGTCTTTAGACCACATTAAGAGAATTAAAATTCTTAAACAAGAATACACAATTCTTTAAGGTTAGTTCCCCTACTAACCGACCACTCCGAAAGGGGTGGTTTTTTTTTAACCATATCTATCTCCGTAATCCATAATGTTGTTTGGCATTTGTCATACACCCACAGATGTCTGGTCACCGGGTAATATGGTTTGGCAACACATTTTAAATTCTTTACGAACCTCGTCCGTGAATTTATTGTTTGGCAATTGCCAGAACATATCCAAACTGGATCAAGGAAAAAAATATTCTAAAATTAATTAAAATATATTTGTTTATATAAATAAAAAAGTATTATCTTTGTGGGAACAAAAACAAAATAATATGAGTAATTTTAAAATTGATGAAAACTCCGTTTTTCACGTAATTCAAACACACGAATTTAAAAAACGAATGAGAGAACATAATGAATTTGTAAAGAAAGAAATTGATGGTGGAATCGGCGATGTTCCCCTAACTGAATTAATTGAAAAAATTGGTGGTATGGAAGTGTACGAAAAATTAATATCAAGTGGTAAAAGACCAAAAGATTATGTTGAATCTTTATTATGGGAAGATTATAACACTACTAAAACTTTTTACTTAGTTAGAGATAGATTTGATTTATGGGTTGAAAAAGATATTCGTAAATTGGTTATGACTAAAAAATGTTTGGACTTAATTGAAACATTAAAAGTAGATAAGAACGTTCGTTACGATTATCTTAAAACCTTACCGAATAGAACGGATATGATTTATATTGATAAAGATGTTTCGGTAGTTTATAAAAAAACTGATAATAGAATCGTTGTTGTATATTGTGTTAATGAAAATTCATTCAACGGAAATAAAGATGAAATTACTATTAAACAATACACTATTGATATTGATTTAGAAAATAGAGTACATTTTTATACTGATTCATTTACCGACCAACACGATAAACAAAGAGATGAATCTTTGTATATGAGATTTGTTAAGTTAATATCATTTATTGAATTGGGAGAAACTACTTTTAAAATTGTTCCACCGAAAGATAAGGTTGGTAATTTTGTAAAAGGTACTGAATGTAAAAACTTAACAAAGAAAGAATTTATTGTTGTTGATACAAATTGGAACGAGGTGAGTATTAGATTAGACGGGTTTCCCGTTAGAAGTCATTTAAGATTATTAAAACCTAATGGAACTACAAGATTAGATTATAAAATTGTTTCTGTAAGGTCATATCTTAAAAATGGTTATAATCGTAATCATCTTAACAAATGTGAGGGGGAAGTTTTTGAGGAGTACGAGGAAATGGAAATTGTTTAATTGTTATATGTTTTGTTTTAACCCTCGTAGTAATACGGGGGTTTTTTATTGACCATATTCTCCACGTCCGTGATTTTATTGTTTGGCAAAATTTGTCATACAACGAATCTTGAGTCCCCGACGGGAAAATTGTTGTTTGGCAGATTCGGATATGTTATAGTATATCTACGGATATAATCGGATATGCCAATCAAGTTTCGGTAACCGATCAGGATGTTGGGGGTTCGGTATTACATGCCAATCAATATTCGAGTGTGGACGACAGGTGAAAGATTTTGGTATTACATTAACATATTTTTAACAAGTAATTATTAATAGATAAGAATTATAAAGAAAAAAGTATTATCTTTGTGGTCTAAAACAAACAATATGAAAAAAGAAAACATTGTGATTATTTCACAAAACGAATTTGGTGTTGAACCAAACATTACTAAATTGTTCTTATCTACTAATGACACGTGTTTTAAAGAAAGTGGTGATACTTTTGAGGAATACGTTACTGAACAAATTGATAATGTTATAGGTTTATATAATCATTCAATTGTATTGAGTGAAGAAATTTTCGATAATATCTATGAAGTTGAATGTGAAGAAACTGAAGTAGAGTATTAAGTTATTGTTGGTTCTGGTTTTTCATAACTTTCCCCTCGTAGAAATACGGGGGGTTTTTGTTTTATGAAGATGCCGTTATAGAATCGTCTCTGTGAAATATTGTTTGGCATTTGCCAATCAAATAGTTGGGATCTCAGACGAGAAAACTTCATATTACATTTAACCCTGAAGTTACAGTGCACCCGTGGTGATGTTGTTTGGCATTTGCCAATCAAAATATATCGATCACCTTCGTCCCACGGGGGGTCGTATTACATATGCCAAACAATATATTGACCGGGTCTTCCTCAAGAAGGGTTGGTTGGTCGTATTACATATTAACAATATTTTAACAAGTATATTCTAAATAATTTTGTGATATACTAAAAAGGTAGTATCTTCGTGTTCTATTATAAATCATTAAAAAAAATTAAAATGAAAAAGTTATTAGTGTTCTCAATGGTATTGGTATCGTTCGTGTCATACGGACAACTTAAACAACCAAAATATGATGGAGAATATTTGTATTCCACATTAGAAAATGGTGTGGGCATTGAAAGAACAATTAAATTCTCTTTAGATAAAGATAGATATGAGAAAGTTAAATCTTCTGAATTGTTCAGTTTGTGGAAAAAAATAACTTGGGATAACCCAAAAAATAAAGAATACATTGACAACCATAAAGGTTGGGACGAAGTAATAATGTATTTAAATGGTCAGATTACTATGTCTAAAATTTATCTTAAAATGAAATTAAAAAATGGTAGTAGTTTAGATTTTATTGATGATAGTAAAGGTATTATCTATTTTAGTGATAATAACGGAATTAGAATTTCATACCCTATGAAAGCACAAAATGGATATGGTAGTTATATTGTTGGTTCATCAATATATTCTATTGATATAAAAAATGGTGTAGAAAAAACTGATTGTTATATTTACAATAATTAAAGAACTCTTGGTTCATAATAGAAAGACCTCATCGAGAAATCGGTGGGGTTTTTTTATGTCCACCTCGTATTACACGTTTTACCATGCGCATGCAAATATATTGTTTGGCAATTGCCAATCAAATTATTCTGATCTCAGACGGGAAGGTCGTATTACATATGCCAATCAAATTTACTCAGGTGATCACAGGGGAGATATTCTTTAACATAGATTTAACAAGTATATTCTAAAAAAGATTTGGTATATAAAAATAACTTACTTATCTTCGTGTTCTAAATCTAAATGATATGTTAATAAATGACTATGTTGTAAACCCAAATATATTAATGGGTAAAAGAGTTAAACTTATCGAACCAATGAATAACGACCCTTTACCTATTGAGGTAGGAAGTGAGGGAGTAGTTTATAATGTTGGTTATGATGTTGTAAATGTCCGTTGGGATAATGGTAGAAGTTTAGGACTTATTATTGGTGAAGATATTTTTGAAATCATAAATTAAATAAAAATGGAAAAATTCAAATGTTGTTTTTGTGGTGAGGAAGTCGAGGGTTATGGTAATGACCCAAGTCCAATACAAACTGAAAATGAGAATGATGAATGTTGTGATGTTTGTAATCTAACAAAAGTCGTTCCTGCGAGAATGGAATTAATATTCACAAACTTAAAATTAAATTAAATGTTAATTAAATTAACCCATAGAGGGACACCAACATTAATAAATGTTGACCAAATCGTATCTATCTATATGGATACTGATATGAAAAGTGGTTTGGTACAATCCAAAGTAACCACAACCAACGGAATTGTTTTCGTTGAGGAAACCTTGAACGTAATCCAAAAAATGGCTTGGCAAGTTAAGAATGGTATTCCACCTGAAATGGACTATGAAGTTCCTACTATTGAACAAAGAATGGAAAGGTCATTTAACAATGATAGACCTTTGTCTTATACTCCAACAAGTCATAGAGTTAGAACTCCTATGAGAAGGAATTATAACCCTCATAATTTTATAGATAATAACTATTAATTCTTTTTGTTTGTGTTCATATTGTGTTTTTCATGTTCCCCTCGTATTACATACGGGGGGTTTTTATTTTAACCCTGAAGTTACAGTGCCACAGGAGTATATTGTTTGGCAACTTTTTATCAAACTCAGCAAAACTGCGCCGCAGGAGTATATTGTTTGGCAATCGTATTACAAGTCAAAATGAAACTTATCGTTCAAACACAAGTCATTTATCGATCATTTTGACACCTATTTGACCGATAAACGTATTACGAATGAACGATAAATGTTGTAGACCATGCGCCACAGGCCTGTGCACATATTGTTTGGCAACGTAATACAAAACGACTTGGGACGCAGCATTGTAGACAATTTGTTTGGCATTTGCCAATCAATAATACAAGATCTGCATCTGTGAAAATTCTTTAACAAAGTTTTAGCAATGATATTTGTATATGTTATATAAAAGAATTACCTTTATACCCTAAAACAAACAATATGAAAAAGTATGAATTAAAAATTGAACAAGACACAGACCCAATGAATCCTCGTACCGAGTGGGATAATTTAGGTACAATGGTTTGTTTTCACAAACGATACGACTTGGGTGACAAGACCGATTATCGTACGGAAGATTATAATAGTTGGGACGAATTAAAAGAAGGTATTATTACTAATGAAGGTGAAGTTGTTATCTTACCTTTGTATCTATACGACCACTCGGGTATAACTATATCCACAAGTTCGTTCAGTTGTCGTTGGGATAGTGGTCAAATTGGTTTTATCTTTGTATCTAAACATAAAATAAAGAAAGAAGGTATTGATGAAACTAAAGTTATTGAATACCTTGAAAGTGAAGTTGAAACTTATGATAAGTATCTAACGGGTCAAGTATATGGTTTTACAATTTATGAAATTGAAACTTGTAGTTTAGGTCACCAACATAAAAACTTTGTTGAAGGTTACGGAGGTTTTTTTAGTGAAGAAGAATGTGAAAGTGAAGCGAATTCAATATTAGAACATTATCAAAAGGAAGTTGTGTAGAAATACATAAGGTTGAGAAAAGGTGAAGACCCTCGAAGTAATTCGGGGGTTTTTTATTTACAAGAAGTTTTGGTTCGGATCCATCTCAGAACTTGTTTGGCAAACGTATTACATATAACCCCCGTAACCACAGCGCACGTGCATTTATTGTCTGGCATTGCCAATCAATATCACCACTGGTCGTGAGCTGGAATACAACTGG